CATTGAAGCAGTCAAGTCTTCTACTCCTGCACCCTGTCGTCAAAAGATTAAAGATGCTCTTAAAGTCATCATGACAAAAACTAATGATGACCTGATTCAATTCATTGAACAGTTTCGTGAAGAATTTAAGCAAATGCGTCCTGATGAGATAGCATTTCCACGGAGTGTAAATAATCTAGGTAAATTTAGTAGCCCTGCAACAATCTATGGAAAAGGTACACCAATTCATGTCCGAGGTTCACTACTGTATAATTACTATATTCGAAAGCATAAACTTACTAATCGATACCCTCTTATTCAGGAAGGTGAAAAGATCAAGTTTATCTTCCTCAGAACCCCAAACAAAGTGAATGAGAATGTAATCGCTTTCATTCAAGAGTTCCCTAAAGAACTAGGGCTTGACAAATCAATAGACCATGATTTACAATTCGAGAAAAGTTTTCTAGAACCTCTCAAGACAATTCTAGATACCATCGGTTGGAAAACCGAAAAGATTAACACATTGGAGTTTTTATTCGCATGAATTTCTTACAGGATGTAGTAAAGGAGATTGGTAATGAGTATGCTGGACTTGTATCTGACGGTGTTGCTGCGGGCGACTGTGACACTTTTGTCGATACAGGTAGTTATATTTTCAATGCTCTTGTTTCGGGATCAATCTTTGGTGGTATCCCGTCGAACAAGATTACTGCTATTGCGGGTGAATCGAGTACTGGAAAAACCTACTTTTGCCTTTCTGTTGTTAAGCATTTTCTTAATAGTAATCCGAACGCTGGTGTGGTTTACTTCGAATCCGAATCCGCTATTACCAAGTCAATGATTGAAGAACGGGGTATTGATTCCAAGCGAATGATTATTGTACCTGTTGTTACGGTACAAGAATTTCGTACACAGGCCCTGAGGATTGTGGATAAATACCTAGACCAGAGCGAAAAAGTTAGACAGCCTCTTATGTTTGTGCTAGACTCTCTAGGGAATCTTTCAACAACAAAAGAAATTGAGGACTCATCAGAAGGCAAAGAAACCAGAGACATGACAAGGGCTCAGGTTACTAAATCTGTTTTCCGAGTTCTTACATTAAAACTTGGTAAGGCAAACATTCCTATGCTGGTAACAAACCATACGTATGACGTGGTAGGTGCTTATGTTCCAACTAAAGAAATGGGTGGTGGTAGTGGTCTTAAGTATGCCGCTTCTACTATTATCTACCTCTCCAAGTCTAAGGAGAAAGACGGTAAAGAAGTCGTCGGGAATATTATCAAGTGTAAAGCACAAAAGTCTCGCTTTACTAAGGAAAACTCCATTGCTGAAACACGTCTTTACTACGACACAGGACTCGACCCTTACTACGGATTACTTGAACTTGGAGAAAAGTACGGAGTCTTTGAGAGAGTTGGTAATCGCATTAAGATCGATGGAACGACCATCTATCCGAAAACGATTCTCGCAGATCCGCAAAAATATTTCACTCCAGAAATCATGCAAGCCCTGGATGAGTCAGCAAGAAAAGAATATCTATACGGACAAGGCAATGTAGTATCTCGTGAGGAGGATTATGCAAGCGAAAAAACTGACTGATTTAATTAGAGTATATGACTCTGCTATGGATTTAGAGCGGTGTGATGCCGTTATAAAAATGTTTGATAAGAATCCAGATTATCACGAGTCAGTTGATAGGGATCTCAGACCAAAATTCCATCAGATGAATATCACATCTTTTACTCGTGATACAGAAGACTTTACTTCAAAAGATCTTGATACACATCAATTTATGGTAAATGCATTTACCACATATGCTCAATTATATTGCACAGATTTATTAGTTACTGATGAGCATCCAGCTCAGTATGCTCTTGAAGAGTTGAGAGTTAAGAAGTATGATCCTGGTACAGATCAATTTGCAGAGCATGTTGATGTGGGGAATCACAACTCAGCACGTAGGTATCTGGCTTTCTTTCTTTATCTAAACACCCCCGAGGGTGGTGGACAAACTAAGTTTCCTTATTTAGATTTAACTATTGAACCAGTTGCGGGTAGAATGGTTGTGTTTCCACCAATGTGGATGTTCCCCCATGCAGGTCTCACTTGCCAGGGATCTGCCAAATATATTCTGAGCACGTATTGTCATTACTTATGATGGATAAACTTGAAACTATTGTTCTAAAAAATCTTGTATATAGTGAAAAATTCTGCCGAAAGGTGCTCCCATTTATCAAGAATGAATATTTTGAGACACACGAAGAACGTGTAGTTTTTGATGAGATCAATAAATATGTCCAACAATATCAGACTCAACCACCACTCAATGCTATTGCTATTGAATGTGAACGTAGAACAGATTTAAGTTCTGATGGATTTAAATCCATCGTAGAACTTCTGCAGACGTTTACTGAAGATAAGATTGATTTTGATTGGTTAGTTAATACGACAGAAAAATGGTGTAAGGACAGGGCAGTTTATCTTTCCCTTCTAGAGTCTATTAAGATTGCAGATGGTAAAGATAAAACTAAAAGTCGTGATGCAATCCCTAGTATTCTTTCGGAAGCACTAGGAGTTTGTTTTGATGAGCATGTAGGACATGACTACATCGAGGATTTTGAAAGTCGTTATGACTTTTACCATCGTAAGGAAGAAAAGATTCCATTTGATCTAGACTTCTTTAATAAAATTACCAAGGGTGGTTTACCTTGCAAGACTCTGAACATTGCCTTGGCAGGAACAGGTGTAGGTAAATCTCTCTTCATGTGTCATGTTGCTGCGTCGTCTCTCCTTCTTGGAAAGAATGTTCTCTACATCACTCTTGAAATGGCAGAGGAAAGAATTGCAGAACGGATTGATGCCAACCTAATGAATATCAACATTCAACAACTGCAAGAACTACCCAAACAAATGTATGAAACAAAAATTATTAAACTTGCTCAAAAGACTGTGGGAAAACTCATCATTAAGGAATACCCCACGGCTTCGGCACACTCGGGGCACTTTAAATCTCTTCTTAACGAGCTTGCTCTGAAGAAAGGATTTAAACCAGACATCATCTTTATTGACTATCTAAATATCTGCAGCAGTTCTAGGTACAAGGGGACAATTGTCAACTCTTACACGTTTGTTAAAGCAATTGCCGAAGAACTACGAGGACTGGCTGTGGAGTTCAACGTACCCATCATGTCTGCTACTCAAACTACTAGGAGTGGTTATGGTAGTACTGATGTTGACCTTACTGATACTTCAGAGTCCTTTGGCTTGCCTGCTACTGCTGATCTCATGTTTGCCCTTATTAGTACTGAAGAACTAGAAGCGTTGAATCAGATACTTGTCAAACAACTCAAAAACAGGTATAATGATCCTACGATGAACAAACGATTCATCATTGGTATTGACAGGGCAAAGATGAGACTGTATGATGTTGACCAGTCTGCACAGACCGATCTCGTGGACTCTGGACAACTAGACGATGAACCTGAGGATTTATTCAAGGGTAAATCTCGTAGAAATTTCGCTGATTTTAAGCATTGAGGTATTATGGCAATTAAAAAGAAAGGATTTGCACAACAACCAGAAGACCTAGAGTTTCCTGAAACACTTGGAAATACTAATCAACTTCACTCTCCTGATGAAGATGTGCAAGAAGATCCTGTAGATCTTGAAAATTATTTAAAGTTTGTAGATCTTGTTACTAGCGATGCGTCTAAAACTTATGCTACGTTTTCTGAACGCTTGGATGAGTTGGCCTTGCATAACAATGTAAACATTGAACGACTTCTAACTGGTGCCGTTGGTATTTGTGCCGAAGGTGGAGAGTTTATGGAGATTGTTAAGAAGATTATCTTCCAAGGTAAACCATGGAATGAATCTAATCGGGAGCATTTGATTATTGAACTTGGTGATGTGATGTGGTATGTCGCTCAGGTTTGTCTTGCACTAAATATTTCGGTGGACGAAGTACTGAATACCAATGTTTCCAAGTTACTTAAGCGTTATCCCGAAGGTGTTTTTGATGCTGTCGCATCCGAAGTCAGAAAAAAAGGAGACCGATGACGATATTATCATCCAGTATTTTCAGATATCAGATCTTATGGATGCATGGGCCGACGGGTACAATCGTAGGCCCCCTCTCTTCTAAATACTATTGAAGAAGGGAGTCTTTTTTAATGGCTAAACTAAGTAAATTGGATCTTACGAAAGTTAATGCTAAAACTGGTCAATTAAAATATTGGTGGTCCTTTATTGAATCAATTCATAAAGGTGAAGCATTTAGATTAGGTGCTCAAGGTGAAAAAGGATCTGTTGTAATCGCATCTAATAATAGAGCAAATACTAACAGAATGTTAGTCGCTATGAGAAAATGTATAACTGCTGCTCAAGTCAGAGCATATTTAAATAGTAAAGGTTATGAACTTCCTAAGGCAGGTGGAGGCACTGTTAAAGTTACTGAAATATGGAAAGAGAGCGTTAAAGAAACACCTTCCACTGGAACTGAAGCTAAAATCGGTGGAAGAGAAACTGAAATATACTCT